CTAATCCCGTGGGATTAAGGAGACCTGCATGAGACTGACCAAAGCGGAGAAGGTGCAGCGTGTGATGCTGCTCATCGCCCTGATCGTTATCGCCCTTGACTTGTTTTACTGGAGACCGCAATGAACACACCCTTTGAGATCATCGACCACAGCGTAGGTAGCTGGGCACTGCCCTACCTCATCAACGGAGACTTGTCGGACATGTCCGACGAAGAGCAGGCCATGGTCGACTCGTGGCTTGACCGAGCCACTGACGACTGGAAAGACAGCGACGACAACCTGTGGCTGTTCGCTCACGAGTCGCTGGACAGCGACAGCTACACCGAGTTCGGCATAGACGAGATCACCGGCCTGCGTGGGCCCGTGTACACAGTGCAGATGATTTTCAGGAAGGGGAACTGAGATGACAAGAGAAGAAGTCATAAACCACCTGCGGGCGCACCACTTGCCCGACGACGTGTATCCAGATGCAGACAGCATCGAGGTTGCACACATACAGGCCGACGAGATTCTGTGCGACTTCTTGCTGGCCCTTGGCTATCAGGACGTAGTGCAGGCGTATAGGAAAGTGCCCAAGTGGGCTTGAAGGGGAATTGAGATGAAGTATTACGTAGAGTTCAAGCGAGTGGCATTCCTTGAGATCGAGGTCGAGGCCGAGACCCCCGCCGAGGCAGAAGACTTGGCGTGGGCTTGTCTGGAAAAAGACACCGACAACGCCGACAAGGACTGGTACGTCAACGAGATACACAAAGAGGAGCAGTGAGATGAAACGCCCATACATCACCCAGTATTTCACCGAGCCCGATGCATCGGGCAAACTCCCTGCCAGTTCAGGGTATGCAGCCACGCTGCGCGGGGCCAGACGCAACATGGCGGTTCGCATTGTCCTCGGGCAGTACGGGCTTGCAATCGTTGCCGATCGTGACTCAGGCGACGTGCTGTGCATCATGCGCAGAACCAAGGCAGGGCTCAACATCAAAGACACACCAGTGGAGATTGAAGTATGACACCGACAGCACTCAAGAGCTTTACGTACACGCACCCCAGCGGCAAGAGGTACGCGGTCGAGTTCCACGAGGACATGTATCACTACTCCCCGCTCGAAGATGAGGGGCATGGGCAGGTCATCTGCATGCCGGTCAACTTCAAACCGAGCGACAAAGAGCATGTGCAGGAGTACGTCGAGGAACGCTTCGTCGAGGACTCCCAACTGGAGGAACTCGCTCGCTACTCCATGCTGCGAGAGCTACGCCCAGGGGGTAGGTTCGACGACGCCCTGTTCTACGACGTGTGGGAGACACGCAAGATCGCGCTCAGCGAGGGCTGGGGGCCAGGGCCTGAGTGGGACAAGGCCAACCCCAACGCAACACGCCACGAGCGTGCAGCCGCAGCCGTGGAGACCGACTACAAGTACCTGCGCGGGTACTTTGACAGCGAGTGGCACTACGTGGTGCTGTACGTCTACGCCCTCGACGAGGACGGGGAGAAGATCGAGACGCCCCACTTCGCATGTGGTGGGTACGAGAGCACGATCATGGGCGACGAGACATGGTTCAGCGAGGTGGTCGATGACGCCATCTTGCAGATCGAGTACGAGCGCAAGTCCATAGAGAACCCCGGCCAGATGTCGCTGCGCTTCACTTGACAACCAGACAGTATTCTGGTACAATAATGACCATGGACTGGGGGAACGCCTCGGCCATACTCACCTAATCCCACGGGATTAATCAACTTGTTTACTTTTGGAGAACATCATGGACATCAATGCACTCGTCACCGTCTTGACCGCTGAGTTGGTCAAGCAGATCACCCCCGCAGTTGTCGAGGCTGTCAAGGCCGAGATCAACATCCACGCAACAGCCCAGGCCATGCTTGACCCAGGTGCAATCGTTGACATTGTCAACAGTTGCATCACCACAAGCGACACCACTCGTGACGCGCTGCGTGACATGGTGGGGGAGGCCATCGACAGCAGCGACCTCAGCACGACGGTCAAGGACTTGGAGTCCAAGGTGGAGGATATGGAATCCACCGTGTACGACATCAAGGAAGCAGCCGACTCGCTCGGTCACATCGACGCTGATGACGAGGACTTCGCAGATGCTGTGCGCGAAGTGATTCGCAACTGCCTGTAATCCCACGGGATTAACCAACCACCACGGAGAACATCATGTCAATCAAAGACAACGCACTGATCGTGTCGCTCAAGGTCAACAAACCACAGATGACACAGAAGGATGAGAAGGCTACTCGCGATGCTGAGCAGGCCAACGATGCACACAATGCGGGGCAGTTCCGCAAGGACTTGTACCCCAAGCGTCTGGTCGCACCGATCCTCGCGGTCGAGTCGGCTGCTCGTGCATACATCGAGTCGCAGACCTACGACTGGTCACGTGGCGAGTACGTGCTGCCGATGCAGCGGTTCATGTCGTTCACTGAGCGCATCGGCAAGTACCAGATTGAGTTCGAGCAGTCCGTCACTGCCTTCCTCAACAACTGGAGCAACGTCATGATGCTGGCCCAGCAGAATCAGGGTGGGCTGTTCGACCCCAGTGCATACCCTGACACCACGTCGCTCAAGGAGGCATTCCGCTTCCGCGTGCTGTACCGCCCCATCACTGACATGAACGACTTCAGGGTCAAGTGCCAGGAGGATGAGCTTGACGCGCTGCGTCGCGAGGTGGAGGAAGCTACCCGTGAGAGCATGTCGTCCCTGCTGCGCTCGCCACTGGAGCGGCTCAAGAAGGTCGTGACCTACCTCAATGAGGTCACTGCCAAGACTGACAGGGCTGTGGTCAACAAGCGCACGGGTGCCACTGAGATCAAGGCTCCCATCTTCCGCGACTCGGTCGTTGACAACATCATCGAGGAGATCAACCTGCTGCATGACTTCGCAAGCATCCTGCCCGACGATGTGCTCAGCGTAGCCAAGAACGTGGCCGACTCTGTGCCCCACGCACAGCAGTTGCGTGACGACCCGGACAAGCGCAGGAGCGTCAACGTGCAGACCACTGCGCTGCTCGCTGCCATCGACGACATGCTGGACAACTGAGGCACACCATGGCTAAGCCACAACCCGCTGAGGCCATGTGCCTCATCGAGCTAAACGGAGCGTACCTGCTCTTGTCTGCCAAGGACGCCGCTGATATATTTCCTGTCCTCTGCAAAGGCGAGGTGCTGGAGTATGATTGGAACCTGAAGGGCTACAGGCGCAAGAAGACTGACATACACAACGTAGGTGTAACCCTCAAACAATTCACAGTGGAGCAATACGCTGTGATGACACTGAACTCTGACCAAGAGTAACTTAGTAACCACAACTGGAGTAAGCAATGGAGTACACACTCGAACTTTCAGGCGATCACATCAACAATGTGCTTCGCCATCTCGACCTCGGTGCGCACAAGGAGGTGCGTGTCACGATGGACTTGATCATCTCGCAGGTGCAAGCGCAGGAGAAGGCTAAGTCACAGGATGGAGTTCGCTCTGTCCCTCCGCCCCCGTCTGCCTCCAACTTGCCAAACTAATCCCACGGGATTAAAATACCGGCACCGCAGCGGTTCTGCGGTACTCGTTCACTTCAACTCGTTCACTGGAGATCATCATGCGTATTTCGCACGTCACCCCTATCCTCGTCAAGAAGTACCTCAACGACAAGACCCGTCGTCGTACTGTGTTCCTGCGTGGCCCGTCGGGCATCGGCAAGTCCGAGGTCGTGTTCCAGACCAGCAAGCTGCTCAGCGAGCACGTGACCAACTGGAAGGGCGTCGTTGACCTTCGCCTTGCACAGATGGACCCGACCGATCTGCGTGGCATCCCGCACGTCAGGGAAGGTCGCACCAACTGGGCACGCCCTGACTTCCTGCCAGCCGAGGGCGCTGGCATTCTGTTCCTCGACGAGATCACATCTGCGCCGCCTGCTGTGCAGGCTGCTGCGTACCAGTTGTGCCTGACGCCCGAGGACTTCGGCATTCCGCCCGAGTGGATGGTCGTCGCTGCTGGCAATCGCAAGACCGACCGTGGCGTGACGTTCAACCTCGCTGCGCCATTGCAGAACCGCATGAACGACATCGAGGTCAACACCACCCTCGACGACTTTACCAGCTACGCGATCACCAAGGACATCCGCCCTGAGATTCTGTCGCTGCTGCAAGACCGCTCCGACCTGCTGCACAAGTTCGAGTCCACTGGTGACATCAAGCCCTTCCCCAGCCCTCGCTCGTGGTTCGCTGTGTCCGACACGCTTGCGCTCGACCTGCCTGTGCAAGACCGCGTCGAGATCATCAAGGGTGACATCGGCGAGGAAGCAGCCATGATCTTCGAGACACACCTGCGTGTCTGGGAGTCCATGCCGCGTATCGAGGACATCTTGCAGGGCAAGGACGTGCCGGTGCCCAAGGACATGAGCGTGCGCTACTGCGTGGCGATGGGCTTGGCTACTCGCCTCGACGCCGACAACTTCGACAACGCATGGAAGTTCTTGTCCAAGATGCCCGGTGATGTGCAGACCCTGACGATCAAGCTGGCACACAAGCGCGACAAGACCATCACCCGCAGCAAGGCGTTCACTGCATGGGCTGTGGCTAACCAAGCTGCGTTCAGCATGAAGTGATGGCTACCATCCGTCATCCATTCAAAGGCAAGCCTACGCTGCACTGGGTTACACCTACTGCTGGTGTTCACACGGCGATTGTCGAGCGCGGTGCGCAGTATCGCAAGGGCATGGAGTACATCGTGCAGGAGAACCTTGCGGTCATACGTCCCTCGTTCAACGATGCTGTGATGCTCGACGAGCGCCTCGGCTGGGTTGTGGCTCGTAACTCGTTCGACGAGGTGCGCGAGTTCAGCAGCTTCGACGATGCCAAGGCGTATGTCGAGTCGCTCTTCGCACTTGAGTACGGGACTTAATCCCATGGGATTAGGCGATATACTGTTCACTGACTTATTTACTGGAGTTCAACATGAGCAATCTTTCCGACCGCATTGACTTGGCTTACAGCAAGCTGGGCCTTCGCGAGCCCTTCATCGCAGCCGTCATGACCCGCGTCAAGCGCGAGGTATCGCCGACGGTACCCACCGCAGGCACCAACGGGTCGTGGGTGCGGTTCAACCCCACGTGGTGCGAGCCTCTGACCGACGAGGAGTTGTTCGGCCTCGTGCTGCACGAGTCATGTCACGTTGTGCTCATGCACATGTGGCGTCGCGAGAACCGTGACGCACGGCTATGGAACGTAGCCAACGACGCACTGATCAACGCCTACATCCGCAGCCGTGGCTGGCAGATACCTGCCGGTGGTGTCAACCTCAAGTGGGTGCGCGAGCAGATGTCCTCCGAGGAAGTCTACGAGAAGCTCAAGCAAGACCAGCAGAAGCAGAAGCAACAGCAGTCCGGTGGCGACGGTGACGGTGAGGGCACGCCCGACGATGGTCTCGGTGGCGGTGGCTTCGACGGCCAGGGCGATCTGCACGATGCAGTCGATGAGGCGACCCGTGTGGACATGGAGGCTTCTATCATTGCTGCTGCAAAGATGGCGAAGGAATGCGGTCAGGGCTCGTCGCTCATTGACCGTGTGCTCGACCAAGTCGGCCAGTCCAAAGTTCGCTGGCAGGATGTGACCCGCTCGATGCTCACTGAGTCGTCTGCTGCGGACTATACCTACATGCGCCCCTCACGTCGCTTCATCGGCTCTGGCTTGTATCTCCCCTCGCTGCGCACTGACGCGCTCGGTGGTCTGGCTATCGGCTTCGACACGTCAGGCTCCATGGGCTCCGAGGAATGCAACCAGATCGCTGCCGAGTTGCAAGCCATCGTTGACGACCTCCAGCCTGCGTTCGTCGAGGTTGTGTACTGCGACTACGCCGTGACGCACGTCGAGCGGTTCGAGCGTGACGAGGCACTGCAACTGCGGCCCAAGGGCGGTGGCGGTACGCGCTTTCAGCCTGTGTTTGAGCACTTCAGCAAGACGGGTGACCAGTACTGCGGCATGATCTTTTTCACCGACATGGAGGGCAACCTAGACGAGTGCGACGAACCTTCATACCCAATGATCTGGGCCAACATCGGTCGTCGTGACTACGACGCGCCGTTCGGTACCGTCGTCAAAGTGGCGATGTGACAACACAACTGAGAACTGCTATGAACTACAAATTTGAACGTGAACTTATGAACCGTGTCATGCGCATCGAGACCAAGCTGGTGCGCGGCTTCGAGGAACTCGGAGTCAACATCGACAAGGACGACCAGTGGCTCAGTGTGGACGATGCATCGAACGTGGTCTACGTCGCAACGATTGGCCGGTCTATGACCGTGCTGCTCAGCGACATGGAGCGCATGGGTGCAACTAAGTACGGGCAGGTGTACGACATTGTCCACCGTGGCAATGTCATCGGCTCGATTGTGTTCAACAAACCGTTTGGAGAGAGATCATGACCGTAGAGTACAAAGGCATCCGCTGCCAAAGCGTATCGCACCCCTTCGTGCCCGTCGGGCACCCTGACTATGTGTGGCGAGGGCACGCCGACACAGATGTTCAACGCACTTGGAGAAAATATGGATGGAAGTCGACAGAAGAACAGCGAGCCATCGCTGCCACTACAGCTTCGGTCACAGCCGCTAAGACCGTGCGACACCTGCGCAAAACCGGCTGAGGTTCAGAGTGGGGTGCAGGTCCGCGACAAGTGGATGTGCGGCAAGTGTTGGTTCAAGCGCAACAACAGGAAGTGAACGAGGTTACTCATGAAAACAAAGTACGGCGAGGTCGTGCAGAGGATAACTGCGCTGCTGCAAGAGTTCGGGCCGATGACACGCACAGACATGTGTGTCGAGTTGAACCTTGATCGCATGAACGTATCGGCAGTGGTGACACGCATGTCCAAGGCCACAGAGATTACGCCCAAGCGTGTCTACATCTCGCACTACATACACAACGTAGAAGGTGCGCGAGACTACCCCAGGGCAGTGTATGCACTGGGCGACAAGGAGGACGCCAAGAAGCCCAAGCGCGACAAGCAGAAGCTGCTTGAGTCCAAGCGACGTTACAACGCCAAGATTCGCAAGCTCAACACCATGAACAGCGTGTTCAATCTTGGCTTGACGAGGAAAGAGTTCAGGATATGATCTATGAAAACGACAGTCACGCAGTCACCATCGCGGCCCTCGAAGCAGAGAACCGCTACTTACGCCACCAACTTGATCGAACGTTCGAGGAAGCACTTCGGCTTAGACACAAGCTGGAACACATCCATGCCTTATCCGTCTTGGCCCTTCACTCAGGTACGGGGATCGGAGTTGGAGAAGCTGAACCGCATGGGCAAGCGCAAGCAGATCACTGACGCAGAGGAGGCACCATTTTGACGAACGAAACGAACGAAACGAACGCACTTGAAGTGCAAGTCGGCGGTGACCACTACAAGTCACTCAAGATTCAGCCTGTCGAGTACATCCACGCCAACGGCATAGGGTACTTCGAGGGCAATGTCATCAAGTACGTATCACGCTGGAGAAGCAAGAATGGAATCAAAGATTTGGAAAAAGCTCGGCACTATATTGACCTCCTCATCCAACTCGAAGGAAGAAGCGATGAACAAAACCCAAGCTGAGCAAGACAGAGCCTTGGCAAGCGGCCTAATGGACCTCGGCCCACGGGCGATACTCAACACCGGCCCACAGTCGATACTCAACAGCAATACACAGGTACACACGCAGAACCCAGTATACAACTCAGCATTACACGGAGCGACCATAGCAGCCACTGGCACTTACACAGTGAAGCGCCACCCGTGGGTGTCCATAGAGGTGGATTGCGTGGGCAATGGCTTCATCCTTCGCACCAACGACGTGACGCTCATCGCCAAGGACTTGGAAGAGTTGCAGCAGCACTTCACTGCGCAAGTCGCAGACACCCTGCTTAAGTGGAGCAAGTGATGAACATACTGACCGTTGACCTAGAGACGTACTACGACAAAGACTTCTCTCTGACCAAGATGCAGACCGATGCGTATGTGCTCGACCCTAGGTTCGAGGTCATTGGTGTGTCCGTCGCAGATGGTGATGGCGAACCGCAGTGGTTCAGTGGTACAGAGGAAGAGACCATGCACTGGCTGTGGGGTAACTTCGACTGGGACAACTCCGCTGTGCGCTGCCACAACACGTTGTTCGACGGGTTCATCCTCACACAGAAGTTCGGCATCAGGCCCAAGCTGTGGATGGATACGCTGGCCCAGGGGCGCATGCTGCGCCCGTATTTGCCGTCACACTCCCTCGCCAACTTAGCCAAGCACTTCGGCCTACCGGCCAAGGGTGATGAGGTCGTTCGTGCCATCGGCATGCGACGCGGGGACTTTCATCCCGCAGAACTAAAAGCCTATGCTGTGTACTGTGCGCTCGACACGATGCTGTGCAGAGACCTTGGTAGGGCGATGGACCCATACACCCCTGCGCTGTCGTTCAAGCTCATCGACATGACCGTGCGTATGTTCGCCGAGCCCAAGCTCGTTGGTGACATCAACAAGATGGTGGCCCTGTACGACGCCGAGGTAGATCGCAAGCAAAAGTTGCTGGAGCAGGCATCGACCAACCGCGACACGATCATGTCCAACGACCAGTTCGCTGCGGCCTTGCAGGCACTCGGTGTTAGCCCACCGACGAAGATCAGCGCACGGACAAACAAGACGACATACGCCTTCTCTAAGAGCGACAAGGAGTTCACCGACCTGCTTGAGCACGACGACCCAGAGGTGCAGGCGCTCATGGCCGCAAGGCTCGGCGTCAAGACCACGATCGCAGAGACGAGGGCGCTGAAGTTCATAGAGACCGCGCAGCGTGGACCGCTGCCGGTGTATCTCAACTTCTGGGGTGCTAAGACGACAGGGCGCTACTCAGGCGGCAACAGCATCAACTGGCAGAACATCCCTGCTCGTGGCCCGTCTGCGGGCCTGCGCGACGCCCTGCTGGCTCCGCTGGGGCACAAGGTGCTGGTGGGTGACTCGTCCAACATCGAGCTACGCACGGTCATGGCGCTGGCAGGTCAGGACGATGTGCTCGACAAGCTGCGCAAGGGTGTCGATCTGTACTGCGACTTCGCGAGCAAGTTGTTCGGGCGCACGATCACCAAGGCCGACAAGGCTGAGCGTTTCCTGGGCAAGACCGCCATGCTTGGTTTGCAGTACGGTGCTGGTGCCAAACGATTCGTCGAGATGGTGCGGCTGGCAAAGCGCAGCGACCCGTCCGTTGAACTGATTGATGAGAACAGGGCTCATGCCATCGTCGATCTGTACCGCACGATTCACCACAAGGTTGTGTCGCTGTGGCAGCACTGCCATGAAGTGATCCTTGCTGACATAGCCAACGGGTGCAATCTGACCAGCGTCGATGTCAACGGCTGGTTCATCACACAGAACGATGGCTTCGGTCGTCCGGGCGAGCCGGGGGTTATGTACCACGATCTCAAGTGGGACCCCAGGGCCAAGGAGTGGTCGTACCTCATGGGCAGGCAGCGGGTGCGCATCTTCGGCCCCAAGGTCGTAGAAAATTTATCGCAGCATGCTGCAATGCAGATCGTTATGTGGCAAACTGCGCGTATCAACCAACGCTACCAAGTCCACCTGTCGGTCCACGATGAGGCGGTTTGTGTTGTGAAGGAAGATGAACTTGATGACGCGAGGGCATACATGGAAGAGTGCCTGTCGTTGACCCCGCCGTGGTGCCGCAGCATCCCGGTAACTTGCGAGACTGGTGTTGGAGACAGCTATGGCGATGCGAAATGAGGTTTTGCAAACACCGAACTGGTTGCGGGTAGAGATCAGGCACGACCCGCGCAGCTTCGAGCACAGGCTAGATATCGGCATCAAGTGCCACGACGGCTGGGCACATGTAGTGTGTGTAGGGCTTGACTTGGCGCTGTCTATAGACTCCGGGTTCAACAAGAAGGTAGAGCTACTTCAGCAAATCCATGAGCACGTGACCAAGCAACTGGCTATTGCAACTTTGGAGCATACATGAGCAAAACAATGCCGCTGTCTTTCAGCAGACTATCCACCTTCGAGCAGTGCCCCGCACAGTTCGACTACCTCTACGTATCCAAGCGGGTACAGAACTCGACGAACGAGGCGTCAGAGTACGGAGACAGGGTGCACAAGGTGCTGGAAGCCTACGGCTTGTTGGGCTCAGAGGAAGAGCGCGTAGCCATGCGGGCGAACGCTGCGCTGGAGGAGAGTGCAACGCTCGGTAAGTGGGCTGGTGTCGTGGACAAGATTCTCGCTCGGCCTGGGCAGAAGTTCTTCGAGCACCAGATGGCAGTCAACAAACAGTTGCAGCCGGTGGACTGGTTTGACAAGGATGTGTGGATTCGCTCGATCGCGGACGTGCTGGTCGTCGATGGTGACACTGCGTACTGCCTGGACTACAAGACCGGCAAGGTCAAGGACAACCCGACGCAGTTGCAGTTGTTCGCAGCGATGGTGATGTGGCACTTTCCGCAGGTGCAGACGGTCAAGACATCGTTCATCTGGCTGCGGTTTGATGAGACGACGAACGCGAAGTATGAGAGGCGGTTCCTCGACGCGCTGTGGCGTGCACTGGAGCCTAGGTTCACGAAGGTACAAGAAGTTGTTGACTTGGGTGTGTTTGACACAAAGCCGTCTGGGCTATGCCCATGGTGCCCCGCGAAGGGGTTCTGCCCAGACGCAAGACTTAAGGGGAAGAGATCATGA